TCAAAAACTGATGATACTAATGATTATGCTTTACAAATGATGATAAAAAAGTCATTAGACAAAGATGGTGGAAGGCTTTTTCAAGATGGAGATAAGGCTTCATTGAGAAGGGAAATTTCAGCATCAATTCTTGAAGAAATACAGATTTCAATGATTACTATTGGTGCTGATAAGGAGGTAAAACAGGCTAAAGCCGATTTAAAAAGCTAATAAAGATTGGCATTTTATATATGGTTTAGCTAAACAATTACATAAAACTGTAGCTGAGTTATGTCAAACTCTTACCATTGAAGAAATGATAGGTTGGGCTGCTTTTGCAGAAATAGAAAGTGAAGAATATGAAAAACAAAAAGAACAAGCACAAAGATCTAATGCTTTAAGAGGTAAAAAGAGGTAATATAGAGAAAATGTTTTAATTTTTATAGCAAGTGGCTAATTATAACGTAGATATTGCTATTGCCTTAAAAAATTCTAATAAGTTAATTACCCTTCGTAGAGAATTAGTAAAAGCAACAGATAAAATAAGAGAATTTAATAAAGAAGCTAGAGAGCAAAATAAAGTATTACCAGTATCAATTAATAGTTTTAATAAACAACTTACAAGGGCTAGAAAATTATTAGATAGAGCAGCAGTTGGTACAGCAAGTTTTACAAGAGCAGCAAAAGCATTAGTAAATGTAGAAAAAGAACAAAATAATCAATTAATACAGAGAGAAAGAATATTAAGAGGAATTAAGATGGCAAGAAGTAAAGGATTAGAGGTTGATCCTGTTTTAAAATCTATTAAAAGAAATCAAAGTAAAGGTAGAACTTCACAAAAATCGTCAAGTGGTTTTCTAGGGTTTTCTCAATCGGCAGATAAAATATTAGGGGATAAAATTGTATTTCAAAAACGACAAGAACTTGAATTACAACAAGCATTATTAGCTTTAGAAATAAAGTCAGCAGCAAAACAAAATGAAAAGTTACAATTAATCGGAGAAGTAAATAGACAAACAGCACAAGCTGTAAATAATGCAAGATTTAGAGGTCAATCTAGTCCTTTTACTTCAGATATTAGAGGCAATATTGGTGATGTTAAAAGTAGAATTGAAGGAAATACATTAGCTTCTAGACGAGCTAAATTTAGAAATGTATTTGGTGGAGTTTCTGGTAGAGACTTTGGACAGATAGGAGGTCGAATAGGACCAGTAGAACCAATTAGATCAGAAGGTGGATTTCTGGCATTTAGTAAAAAAGCTGATGAAATTGCTAGAGGTGTGAAAGCAAATGTAAAACAAACCACAAAAGCAGCACAATTATTAAGTCAACAAGCAACTAGAGCTTCTTTTGAAGATATTGGTTTTGGTATCAAAGGTGGTCAAATAGGTCCAGAAAGATCACTTAATCGTTTTGAAAAAGCTGGATTTGGTAAAAGAGGTTCTTCTTCTGGGTTGTTTTCATTTCCAGGTGGTAAAAGTTCTAGAATTAAAGGAGGAATTGGTAGTGCATTAATTGGTGGAGGTTTTCCTGCTCTGTTTGGTGCTGGAGGAATAAGCTCTCTTCTTGGTGGTCTGGCTGGTGGTATAGGAGGAGCACTTGCACCTGGAGGTGGTTTTGCTGCTTCAATTGCTGCTACTGCTATTGCTGCTCAAATTGAAAAAGCAATACAATTTAGAAAAGCTGTTAAAAAATTAAATGAAGAAGTTGCTGCTATGGGAATAAGTTCTGAGTTTTCAAGAAAAAATATTAAAAAATTAGCAAAAGATTTTGATGTAACAAATGATGAGGCTGTTAAATTAGCATCAACAGTTAAGACTTTTGGAGAAAAACAAGGTTTGGCTATTTTAGAAACTTTTGGTTCAAGAGAGATATTTGATGCACTAGCAGGTTTACGAGATACCTCTTCAGTTTTAGGCAAAATTAATCAACTACAACAAGAAATTAGTGAGAGTAAAAGACAAGAACTTTTACAATCATTGGCTACTGAAGGTCCGTTAAAAACACAAGTAAAGCTTGAACAAATAATATTAGATAAAAAAAGAAAATCGTTTATCGAAGATAAAAAACGTGAAGAATTAGTTAAAAAGTTAGATGAAAAATATGGTGGAGGAAGTTATTTGGGAGTAATGCCTGATAAAAACCAAGAGAGTCCAGAACAGCAATTAAAGAGATTAAATCAAGAATTTGATAAATCAAATGAAAAACAAATTAAGTTTTTAGAGAATCAAATAAAAATTAATGAGCAAATGCAGTTTTTATCTGAATTTAATGCTCCTACTGATCAGTTACGAGAAATGTTAAATCCTATGCGTCAAATTTTAGATTTAAGTGTTGCAATAAAAGATGGGTTTGAAAACTCGTTTAAAGGAATTATTAAAGGTACTATGAGTGTTCAAGATGCTTTCAGAAGTATGTTAAATAAAATTGCTGATCATTTTCTTGATGCTGCTGCAAGAATGGCTGCGACTCAACTTCAAAAAGGATTTTTAGGTTTGTTTAGTAATATGTTTAATTTTACTCAAGCTGCTTTACCAACTAATCCTGTTGAATTAGGAGGCTTACCCTCTAGTCCAAGTAATATTGTACCTTCGTTATCTAATACAACTCCTTCAAACTTTATGATTCCATCATCAAATCCATTTACAAGGGCAAATGGTGGTTCTGTAAAAGGAGGAAATGGCTACTTAGTGGGAGAAAGAGGACCAGAATTGTTTACTCCAGGTGTTAGTGGAATGATTACACCGAATGAAATGCTTGGTGGTGGTACAAATATCGTAGTAAACGTAGATGCTTCTGGTTCTTCTGTTGAGGGAGATGAAGAACAAGGTAGAGAACTTGGTCGTATGATTTCAGTTGCTATACAATCAGAATTAATTAAACAGAAAAGACCAGGAGGATTATTAACATAATGGCTACATTTCCTTCAATAAAACCTACATACGGACAACAAAAAAGATCCGCACCAAATACTCGTACTATTTCCTTTGCTGATGGTTTTGAACACAGAATATTATTTGGGTTGGCTGAACATCAGAATCCTAAAATATATAATTTTACTTTTAACGTATCAGAAACAGAAGCAGATACTATAGAAACATTTTTAGATGCTAGAGCAAATGATAGTGCCAGCTTTGATTTTGAAGCACCTGGAGAATCTGCTGCACAAAAATTTGTCTGTCAAGGTTGGTCTAAATCTATACCATATAACAATAGAGCTACAATACAGGCAACATTTAGAGAAGTATTTGAACCATGAGTACTGCTCCTATTATTACTGATCTACAAAAGATCAATCCTTCAGCAATAATTGAATTATTTACATTAACAACCGATGCAACTTTGCATGGTTCTGCTCAAACTTATAGATTTCATAACGGAACAAGTTTAAATGCTAATGGAGATATTATCTGGGCTGGTAATCAATATCTAAAGATGCCGATACAGGCAGAAGGTTTCGCTTTTCAAAAAGGACAACTTCCCAGACCTACTTTGACTATTAGTAATGCTCTTGGAACTATTACAGCTATTTTGTTAAATGTTAATCAGGTAACAACAGGAAATGATTTGACGGGAGCTACTGTAACAAGGATCAGAACTTTGGCACGTTATCTTGATGCTGTTAACTTTCCTACAACGACTACCAGTACTACGACCACAGAAACGATTGCTGATCCTGCTGATGCTGAATCCATAACCTATACAGTAACAGTAGTAAATGTCGGTGGATCTAATATCTTTGCAATTAATGGTTCTAATAATCCTGTTCTTACAATGAAAAGAGGATCTACTTATATATTTAATCAGGCAGATGCTTCAAATAGTGGACACCCTTTGGCAATAAAATCTGATGCTGGAGGAGCACAGACAACAACTGTATCTGGAACTGCTGGAAATGCAGGAGCTACAGTAACTTATCAACCAGCATATCCTTCTGCTCCTAGTGACTTAAGATACTATTGCACAGTTCATGGAAATGGAATGGGAAATACTATTACTATGAACAATCCAAATACAACGACCCAAGATACAACCACAACTACATCTCAACAGGTAAATCCATTAGGAACACCAGATCCTACAGCAGAGTTTCCTCAAGAAATTTATAAAATTGATAGAAAATCATCAGAAAATAGAGAAGTTGTACAATTTGAATTAGCAGCAGTATTTGATCTTGCTGGTATTCGTGCTCCGAAAAGACAATGTACTAGAACAGAGTTCCCTTCTATTGGTACGTTTATTGCATGAATTGGAAAAAAGAAGCACTTGTTCATGCGAAAGACCAAGATCCTAAAGAGTCTTGTGGTTTATTGTTAAATATTAGAGGAAAAGAAAGGTATTATCCTTGTCGCAATTTATCAATGACAGATCATCAATGTTTTATTCTTGATCCAGAAGATTATGTCAAAGGCAGTAATTTAGGAGAGATAACAGCTATTGTTCATAGTCATCCTGTAACACCTCCTGTTGCTAGTCAAGCAGATCAAATCAGTTGCGAGCAAAGTAATCTTCCGTGGCATATTGTTAATCCCAAAACAGAAACATGGGGATATTGTGAGCCTAATGGATATAAACCTGATTTACTAGGCCGTCCGTGGGTTTGGGGTGTTACTGATTGTTGGAGTTTAGTAAGAGATTGGTATAAAGAAGAAAAAGGTATTGAACTTAAAGATTGGGATAGACCTATAACACCAGAAGAATTTGTTAGTAATCCTTTGTTTGAAAGTTGTGCATGGAGAACTGGATTTAGACAGTTAAGACCAGATGAAAAACTAATAAATGGCGATGCTTTATTAATGTCTATTGGATCTACTGGTTTAAATCATGTAGCTATTTTTTTAGATGGAGATGTTTTACATCATTTAACCGATAGACTATCTTGTAGAGAACCTTATTCTCAATGGTTGTTAAAATGTACAGGAGGGAGGTATCGTTATGTTGCGTAAGCTAAAGCTATATGGCGAACTTGCAGAGTTTGTAGGGCATAAAGAATTTGAAATACAGGTAGATAGTCTTGGCAAAGCAGTAAGTTTTCTTGTTAATAATTTTCCGCAGATAGAAAAATATATGAATCCTCAATATTATCAGGTAAAAGTTGGTAATTATGCTGTAAATGAAGAGGAAATACACCATCCAATAGGACAAGAAGATATACATATTGTTCCTGTTATTAGTGGTGCTGGTAGAGGAATGGGGAAAATACTCTTAGGTGCTGCTTTAATCGCAGGTGCTTTTTTGCTTCCAATAGCAGGAGGAGCAGCAACTTTTAGTTTAAAAGCAGGGTTGGGTGGAGGTTTTATAGCAAAAAGTATGGTTTATGTAGGAGCTTCTCTTGTCTTATCAGGTGTAAGCGATATGTTATTTCCTCTGCCAAAACCAAAAGAATTTAAGTCAGAGCAAGATCCACAATTATCATTTAGTTTTTCTGGTACGCAAAATACATCAAGAGCAGGTACTCCCGTTCCAATAGTTTATGGAGAAATAGTTACAGGATCAGTTGTTATAAGTGGTGCTGTTGATACTCAACAGGTACAGGCATGACAAATCCTAAAATTATTAGAGGGTCTGGATCACCTTCTCCTCCTACTCCACCTCAACCGACAAGAACTCCTGATACTTTACACAGCAGGCAGTTTGCTACTTTTCTTGATCTTATTTCTGAAGGCGAAATTGAAGGTTTTGCATCTGCTTCAAAAGAAGGTCTTACAAAAGGAACGACTGCATATAATAATGCTGCATTAAAAGACGTATTTTTAAATGATACTCCAGTTTTAAAAGCAACAGCCACTTCTGCAAGTCCAGCTACAACTGATTTTAATTTTCAAGATGTAACATTTAATCCTAGATTTGGTACTTCAAATCAAACAAAAGTTGAAGGTATTGAAAGCAGTTCTTCAATTACAGCAGTAGGAACAACAGTAACCGCAGCTTCTCCTGTTACACGACAAATAACAAATTCAAATGTTGATGCAGTAAATGTAACTATTACATTACCTCAATTACAAAAAGCTACAGACAAAGGAGATTTGTTAGGTTCTTCTGTTTCTTTAAAAATTGCTGTTCAATATAATTCTGGTGGTTTTACTGATGTTATTTCAGATACTATTACAGGTCGAAGTGCTGATGCTTACCAAAGAGATTACAGGATAAATCTTACAGGTGCTTTTCCTGTTGACATAAGAGTTACTAGAGTTACAGCCGATAGCTCAGATACAAGTTTACAAGACGCATTTCAATGGACAAGCTTTGGAGAAATTGTTGATGATGCTTCTACTTATGCCAATAGTGCTTATGCTTCTGTTCGATTGGATTCAATGCAATTTCAATCAATTCCTAGCAGGAAGTATCGTATTAGAGGAATAAAAATAAGGATTCCAGGAGCAGGTGCTAATAGTTCTGGTACTCCTACTGTTGATAGCTCAACTGGTCGTATTGTTTATCCTGATGGCTATATTTTTAATGGAGTAATGGGTGCTGCTCAATGGTGCTCATGTCCTGCGATGGTTTTACTTGATCTTCTTACAGATACAAGATATGGATTTGGCAATCATATAACTGATAGCTCTCTTGATTTATTTTCTTTTGTTACTGCAAGTAAATTTGCAAACACATTGGTATCAGATGGATTAGGAGGACAAGAAGCTAGATTTAGTTGTAATGTAAATATTCAATCTTCTAGTGAAGCATTTGATTTAATAAATGAATTGTCAGGGGTAATGAGATGTATGCCGATATGGTCTGCTGGTAGTATTCTTCTTGCACAAGACAGTCCAAAAGATGCAAGCTATTTATTTAACTTAGCTAACGTAACTCCCGAAGGATTTAGTTACTCAGGAAGTGGATTGAAAACAAGAAATACTGTAATTTCTGTTTCCTACTTCAATATGGATAGTAGAGAGATAGATTATGAGGTTTATGAAGATACCGCTTCAATAGCGAAGCTAGGGGTAATTATTAAGCAAGTGAAAGGATTTGCGTGTACATCAAGAGGTCAGGCCAGAAGATTAGCAAAGGCTATTTTATTTGCTGAACAAAATGAAAGTGAAATAGTTGCATTTGCAACTTCTATAGATTCAGGTGTTGTTGTTAGACCTGGTGCTGTTATAGAAATAGCTGATCCTGTCCGTTCTGGCCTTAGAAGAGGAGGAAGAGTAAGTTCTGCTACAACGACCCAAATAACAGTAGATGATTCTGCTGCAACCGATTTACCAACAACAAACAATCCAACATTGAGTGTAATCTTACCCGATGGAACTGTTGAAAGTAAGTCAATATCAAGTGTCTCAGGTGCAGTTATTACAGTATCTTCTGCCTTCTCTCAAACTCCAAATGCTAATACAATATGGCTTTTGCAAGATGATACAGTTCAAGCTCAGAAGTTTAGAGTAATAACAGTAGAAGAATCTGATGGAATAAATTATGCGATTACAGCTTTATCTTATGTAAATGAAAAGTACGCATTTATTGAAGATGGTGCGACTTTACCAACAAGAACAGTATCAATACTGAATCTTCCGAAAGATCCACCAAATGCTTTACAGGCTGAAGAAAAACTTGTTGAAATAAATAATCAGGCAGTATCTAAACTTATTGTCAGTTGGCAACCTATTGTCGGTGTTACGCAGTATCAGGTTAACTATAGATTTAATAATGGTAACTTTGTTTCTACAACAGTTTCTTCTCCTGACTTTGAGATATTTAATACTGATATTGGAACGTACGAATTTCAAGTATTTAGCTATAACGCTGCATTACAAACAAGTGCAACTTCTACTAACTTAACTTTCAATGCTGTTGGTAAGACTGCATTACCAGCAAATGTAACTGGATTATCAGCCGAACCAATAAATGAAAAATTAGTAAGATTACGTTGGAATTTATCTACAGATTTAGATGTTACTCATGGAGGTAGGGTATATGTCAGACATTCTCCTCTGACCAATGGTAATGGTACATTTTCTAATAGTACAGATTTAATACAAGCGTTAGCTGGTAATACAACTGCTGCTGAAGTTCCATATTTAGAAGGCGAATATATTTTAAAATTCAGAGATGATGGCGGTAGATTCTGTGCTGGAGAGACAAGTGTAATTATTGAATTACCTGATAATCAAGCTCCACTTATCACGCAGACAAGAAGAGAAGATACTGATAGTCCTAAATTCCAGGGAACAAAAACTAATGTTGCTTTTGATGCAACTACAGACACTATAAACTTAGTTGGTGGCGGTACATTTGATAGCATTACAGACTTTGATGCTGTTGGCTCATTAGATGACTTTGGCGGAATCGTACCAGAAGGCACATATGATTTTGGCGGAACTGCTGGAGGAACTACTTTAGATTTAGGTGGAGTATTTAGTTTAGATTTAAAACGTCATTTTTTAACAGAAGCGTTTTATCCATCAGATTTATTTGATTCCAGAGGATTAATTGATGATATTACAGACTTTGATGGAGCTACAGCTACAGAAGTTAATGCTGAAATGTTAGTAAGAGTTACACAGGACAATCCATCTGGTTCTCCTACTTATTCTGATTTTCAGACCTTTGCAAATGGTACTTACAAAGGTAGAGGATTTCAATTTAGAGCAAAGCTTACAAGTAATGATGTGGCACAAGATATCAAAGTTTCTGAGATAGGTTATACAGCATCTTTACAGAGGAGAACAGAACAAGGTAATGTAACAGCAAGCGGAACAAGTGCAAAGTCGGTGACGTTTACTAATCCATTCTTTGTGGGAACTTCGTCTTTGCTTGGAGCAAATACTAATTTACCCTCTGTTGGTATCAATGCTCAGAATATGGCATCAGGAGATTTCTTTGAAGTGTCTGGTGTAAGTGGAACGGGTTTTACTGTTCACTTCAAAAACTCATCAAATGCTTCGATTGATAGAAATTTCACCTATCAGGCTGTCGGATTTGGTAAAGGAGGGTAGAATAAACACAATGTTAGTTATTTGAAATGGCAGAACATGATTTTATAATTGATAACGGAACAGGTAGTGCAGTTCGTACTGACCTAAATAATTTATTCCAGGCTATTGCGTCTAATAATAGTAAGTCTGGTGCGTTAACAACTAACTATGCGTACCAATGGCACGTTGATACTTCTGATGGAAATTTAAAGATAAGAAATGCAGCAAATAATGGATATGTAACTATTGGTGCGGTTGCAAGTACTAATTTAGGATTAATGCCTCAAGCTGGAGGAACTTTTACTGGAAAGATAACTCATAATTATACGTCTAGTTTAAATATTCCATCTGGTACGACAGCCCAGAGAGATGGAAGCCCTGCTGTTGGTATGTTTAGGCATAACTCAACATTAAATCAGTTTGAAGGCTATAACAATGGTGCTTGGGGTGCGATAGGAGGAGGTGCTGGAGCTACAGGAGGCGGTACTGATGAAGTATTTTTTGAATCAGATACTAACGTAACAACAAACTATACAATTACTTCTGGAAAAAATGCACATACTGTCAGCCCTGTTATAAATAGTGGGGTTACTGTTACTGTGCCTTCTGGCAGTTTATTTGTTATTCTTTAATTATGGCTTTAAACATTAACGGCACTACTGGTATTTCTGGGGTTGATGGATCAGCTTCCGCACCAGCAGTAACAGGAACAGATAGTAATACAGGAATAAATTTTGGATCTGATACTGTCAATATCAATACAGGTGGATCGACAAGAGCAACTATTGATTCGTCTGGAAGGTTGCTTCTTGGAACTACTACAGAAGGTGTAGATACTGGTAATGATTTAACAATCGCAAATTCTGGTGATTGTGGTATAACAATTCGTTCAGGTACTTCAAGTAAAGCAAAATTATTATTTTCTGATGGAACATCAGGTGATGATGAATTTCGTGGCAATATTCAATATGACCATAATGGCGATTATATGAAGATAAGCACAAACGCATCAGAACGTATGCGTATAGATTCGTCTGGAAGGGTGCTTATAAATACAACTTCTAATTTTGTTGGCGATTCCCATTTTGAAGTACACAGTACTGATTCTAATGGTTCTGGTTTTTATAATAATAATACCTCTAATAACTATCCAGTAATTGTTAGAAATAATAGATGTGATGGAGGGACTACAGGTACACTAATCCATTTCACTAAATCTGGTGGTAGTGAAATTGGGAGTATTAGGGCTAATGGTTCTTCGACAAGTTACAATACATCTTCTGATTACAGATTAAAAGAAAATGTAACTGCTATATCTGATGGGATTACAAGATTAAAAACATTGAAACCATCAAGATTTAATTTTAAAGTTGATACAGATACAACAGTTGATGGTTTTTTAGCACATGAAGTTACAGCAGTACCAGAAGCAATTACAGGAACTAAAGATGAAGTTGCAACTGAAGATGAAACAAATTTTACAAAAGGAGATCCAATTTATCAATCTATAGATCAAAGTAAACTTGTACCTTTACTTACTGCTGCATTACAGGAGGCTATTGCTAAAATTGAAACATTGGAAATAAAAGTCGCTGCATTGGAGGCTGGATAAATGACAGCAAAGATTAAACTAAACGCAGCATCAGGTGGTGGGTCTTTTAGCTTACAAGCACCCTCTTCTTCTGCTAATAACAGAGTGATGACTCTGCCTGATTCAGCAGATGGAACGATATTAACAACAACAAACCCAAAGGCAGGGAATATTCTCCAAGTGCTTTCAAGTAGTAAAAGTGATGCTCAGACAATTAATGTTAGTAGTACAGCAGCACAAGATATAATTGGCACAGATCAGAGTGGTAGTGGTTCAGTGTTTTGTGTAAAAATTACACCTTCATCTGCAAGCAGTAAAATATTATTTACATGTAGTCTTACAATAGGTATGGCGGGTGGTACTTCATATCCTTCAGCTTTCATGGTAAGAGATTCTACTGTTCTTCTACCCTCAACTCACGGAACTGGAAATATGCAAAACGCAACCTTTGGTGTAAGTGGAACAGGATCAGCGTATTATATAGAAAATATAAATTTCACACTGTTAGATAGTCCAAACAGCACCTCAGAATTAACATATAAAGTACAGCTTGGAAAAGGTGATAATTCTTACATTACTTACATCAATAGACCAGCTACCTTAGATAATCAACCTTACAATACTTGCGGTAGTTCTACTCTTACAGTTATGGAGGTAGCAGTATAATGTCATTAGATCACGAAGCTATTTATAAAGCATATCCTGATGCTGTAACCATTGATGATGGCACAGGAGCTTTTAAGGCAGATGGCTCACAGATAACACTTATTCAGTCTGATATAGACGCTGCAAGAGTTACTCTAGATGCTGAAGCTGCTGCTGTTAAGTACAAAACCGATAGAACAACAAATGGTTCTACAACCTACGATACAATCGGAAATCAATTAGATATGTTGTATGCAGATATGCTTGCAGGTAAACTAGATACAACTGGAACGTGGGCAACCCACATCAAAGCGGTTAAAGACGCTAACCCAAAACCTAGTTAATTATGTCAGAGATCAAGGTAAATTCGATAAAAGGGGTAGGAGCTAGTGCTGCTGCTATTACTGTCAACAATACTGATGGAACGTGTACTGCCAACATTACTAATAACCTAAGTAATAGAAACAAGATAATAAATGGAGGGATGCAAATTTTCCAAAGATCAGCCTCAGTAGCTGACGTTGGTGATAGTAATGGATATTTTGCTGCTGATAGATATAGATTTTCACAAAGTGGTGCTGCAAGATTCACAATATCACAGAGTACAGATACTCCAAATGGTTTTGGTTCTAGCATGAAAGTTGATGTAACAACTGCAAACGCTTCTCCATCTGCTGGACAATATGTTTTCTTTCAACACAGAATTGAAGGTCAAAATGTTCAAGATTTTGCAAAAGGTTCTTCTGATGCAAAACAATATGCTTTAAGTTTTCATGTTAAGTCTCCAAAAACAGGAGTACATTGTATGGAATTAGAAGATGTACAAAATAGTAGAAGTTGTAGTGGAAGCTATACTGTTAATTCTGCAAATACATGGGAGAAAAAAACAATAATATTCCCTGCTGATACTACAGGAGCAATAACAAATGATAATGCAAATAGATTTCAATTATATATATGGTTAATGGCTGGAACTACATATACTAGTGGAACATTAGCTACTACTTGGGCATCTACAACATCTGCAAATAGGGCAGTAGGTCAAGTTAATCTTATTGATAATACTTCTAATGACTTTTTTATTACAGGAGTTCAATTAGAAGTAGATAATACAGGGTCAGGAGTGGCAACAGATTTTGAGCATAGGTCATTCGG